TCCGACAAGGTAGCTGGTCTTTCTGAGATAGGTAATCCGTCATCAACAAGCTCAAAGTCTCTGATGTAAATAGTTATCTGAGACAACTCTATTTCAGAAGTATCTTCTTTGTACTCTAGGATATAAGGTAAGCTTGAGCTACCTACGGTTATAGCAACAAAGTCTGTACTCTGGGCTATAAATACCTGTTCAGATGAAGTACTTAATTCATAAGTACCCACTTCTGTCATGTTTAAGTTGTTCCTGTGTATACTTAAATAAGTTCCGAAGTTTTGACCTATTTTATCGTACACAAAAACAATAAGGTCAGGCGATTGCCAGTAAACTACTTCCTGAAGTCTCCCTATATCGCTAGGACCAAAGATTTTAACTTGATCTGTTTTAACAGAAGCAAGCCCCTTACGACGAGCTCTGGTCATTCCATCGGTATCTAATACAAAGTTAAGCTCATCTGTAGTAGCTCCTTCAGGGAACGCTAAAGGAGAAGCTTCAGTAATGAGCCCTTTTGTAAGGCTGATGTAGTCTTTAGAACCTACAGCTCTAGGCATCTTAAGCGGCCTTTGTTGCTTTAGTCTTTGTTAGTGTGCTTAGATAGAAGTCTACATCTTTCTGGGCCGCACCTACTTGAGTGTACTCACCAGAAAGTAAAACAGGAAGTTCTCCACCTGAAGTGAATCGTATACGGTACAAAGCACGCTCTTCTTGCATGTACGCTTCTATAACTTTACCGTTAGGTGTCTCACCTAGGAAATAACCTTGGCGTTTAGTGTCTTGACGATCTTGCATAATTTCTTCCTTTCTTTCCAGCAGAGCCAACTCTTCGTGTTTCTTGCTGGAGTTTAATTAAACCGGTACGTGCTCTCTTTTGAACCATAGGAGGAGCTTGTTCCTGACGTAAAGCTTCATAGCACTCTACAAGAACAAGGTCTTTGTAAAGAGGTAATAGATTATCCGGCAACGGAATCAAAAAACTACTCTCTTTTACAAACACAGGCATAGAGCTTCCAAAGAACTGGGTGTTTTGCTCGTGCAGTGTGTTCTCTTTGTTCTTATTGTAAGAATCAAATACTAAATGATTACCGTCAAAGCTAGTGAAGTACTCAGGGTCTTTGTTGTCCTGAACAGAGAACTTAGAGCCATTGAAATCTTCTACAATAATAAAGTTTGTGTCCTCAGCCGTTATCTTACGGTGACGCTCTAGGAACTCCTTTTGCGTAACGTACGACATCAGTCTGTAGTCTAGTGTTGTGGGTGAACCCCCTACATTGTAATACACTTCAGAATCGTGTATACGTTTAACATTAGTAGGCAGTTTAAGGTAATTGGGTTTAGTTACATCAGCTAAGCCTTCAAGCGTTAGTAAGTCTGAACTGAACTCATCGTTTCTGATGTAGGTGTACATATCGTAGAACACCTCTTCAGCAATGCTAGCCACTTGAAGAGCTTCATCTACTTCGTTGATGTCCTGTACGTAGAAACCGTCTGTACGGTCTAAGTAACTTTGGACAACATCTAAAAGGGTTCTTACCATTTTAACCTCGTATCAGAGGGGCCGAAGCCCCGTCTGTATTTTAGCTTAGCTGTCTAAGCGTAAGTACTCAACTAGAACCTTAACCTTACCAGCAGTACGAGTGCTTGTAAGGGTTAACTGGCCCGGGTTAGCTCCAATGGTAGCACCTACGAGAGCGCCAGCTCCTTCAATGTACGTACCTGCGGCTGTAGCTGTACTAGCGGCAAGGATACCGTCAGCGTCAATTACAGTACCGTTTGGTTGAGATAAACCAAGAGCAAAGTTAGTACCACCAGAGATAGTGCTTAGTACCTGCACAGATGCAGACTTAATGGCCGCACCTGCTGGGATAGTAGCAATCTGGTTATCTTCTGTGCTAGTTTTAGGTTGAGCATCAGCATCTGCAAAGTCGATGTAGTACACAAGCTCGTAGGTGTCTTTACCACCAGTAGAGCCTAGTTCTAGACCTTTTGCATTAACGTCAGAAGCTTTGCTTCCGTTGTATGCTGTGCTAGGGTAGCCGTTGTTATTAGCGGCTTGTTTACGTTCAAAACTCATAAAGTTCTCCTTAGAAACGTGAAGTTAGTACAGTGATCAAACACTCTGGACGCTGGATAGCGAAACCGTGACGTGCAGTAGCAGACCACTCATCGCGCTTCAACTTAGTGTTACGCTCGAACTCAGGAGTGTAACGTTGACGTACAACACCCATGAACGGCATTGTGTCAGCAGAAGCCATGCTCATAAAGATGTTACACACACCGTTGTTAACAGCAACACTGTTAATGGTCTCAGTAGCAACTTCAGGAAGCTCATGTGAAATCATCACGTTGAAGCCGTAGATGTTGCGTTGGAAACCAAGCATCTCACCAAAGCCAGTAGTGACTAAGCCTTCGAAGTTGTAGTTAAAGTTAGGCTCGGTGCTAGAAGCAACCAACTGAACTAACTGGTTAATCACAGCTTCTTGCCCTGCATCAATAATAGCTACACGGTTCTGCGTAGGTACACGAGCACGGTCAAACGCTAACTTAGCATCAATGAAGTCTTGTAGGCTTAAAGCACGGTCTGTTGCACTTGGAGTACCAGACTTAGAACCAGAAGCTACGAAACGGTGAGGCTGACCATTAATAAGGTTAAGGTCACCAAGAACTTGCTGGTTACACACCTTAAGAACGTCTTGCTCCATACGTTGCTCGTAAGCTTGAGCTGAGTCAGCTACTTGCTTAGCCCAGATACTTTCTGAGATGTAAGAGTCTTGTTTTTCTTTGTCGGTCCTTATAAATATTACAATTTACCAGACTATAACATAGCGCTTTCACGCCCTTTAAGATTTAGTCGTTGTAGGTACACGCTTCATTGATTGAAGAAGCCTATGTATTTTTAAGTTGGATTCGTGTGTAGCACCGTTTCTTCTGAAATGTTGTTTGCTACGAATAATCCCCAATACATATTCAAGTTGTTGTCTCTTAATCTTAGAGTGTTTTATAAAATATGGTACAACTTGTTCGGCTTTTGTTTGACTCAAACTTATTACCCAGTTTCTTACATCACCCTGTTCGAGGATAAAACCTCCGAACATCTTGTGTATAAGGTTAAGACCCGCAATCTGGCTTTCGTGGCTTGTAATGTTTAGTTTGAATTCCATTACACCGGTTCCCTTCAAAGAAGATAAAATACAACCATCCCCGTCAAAGTACCCTGCTAACCACTGTCTGCTTGGAAAGTTTTTCTCTGTCGAAATTTGATTCCTAGCTTTCTTAATTGCTTTTCTTAACTCAGGTAATTCTTCTTTTGATAACTTTAATCCATCTATTGCTAACAAGAACTCTACAACATTCTTTTTAACAACTAAGTGGTTTTTAACCTGCTCCATAAACCTTCTTGCTTTACTGCCTTGCAAGACTACATACCTCATATTACCTTCACTACTTTTTACTTCAACACCCCATTCATCTGAAAATTCTTTTAAAGGTGAATTCGGGATACTTTTTTGGTAAATTACAGCTTTGAGATTTATTTCGTAAAACGTGTTTGAGTTAACTCTTTCTCGCTTTACAGGTCTTATATCAAAAGAACCATCTGCATCAAAAAATCCAGCAAAATATTTAATATTTTTCATTGGGCTACTGCCTTGTCTAAACTGTTTCGTGTTTCCTGCGGGTTACTGTTTTAAGAGCTTCCCCGTTATTTACTTAAAGTTTAACGTACACAACTTAGTGAATGTACCAACCGTCTTGTACGTACTCAGTCACGTTTAACTGGATACGAGACATATCTACGCCTGAGAAATCAATCTCTGAGTTCTCTACGTAGTCACGAACAATACGTTGACCAATTTGAGGGATCTTTAACTCATCGCCATCTGGGAATTCAGAAGTACGGTCGTTAAATAGTGGACGGCCCACCAACCAGCGATCTAGACGCTCCTGTACAATGTCAGAGTATAACTCTTGACGAATGCTCTCAGGGTAGTTACCTGTAGTAAAATTAGACATTTAAGTCTCCTTAAGTTAAACCATGTTGTTTTGCTTTAGCTTGTAAGCGTTCCTGCATTAACCGTACACGGTCAGCCGCAGTAAAGGCCTTTGTAGGGTCTGGTAAATTTGAAGGTTGTGTACTGCTTCTAAACCCAGAACGAACGCTCCCTGTCGGGGATGTGTCTGAGGGGTTAGCTTGTACGTTCAAATTAAACAAACGCTTAAAGGTCTCTGTTCCGCCCATAGCTAGATTCTGTATGTCAGCATCGGACATTCCCAACTTCTTAGCTTCTTCTCTTAGCTTAGCTTCGTACTGATCTCCGAATTTCTTCTTAGCGAGTTCAATATTAGCCTGAGTGTTAGCCTGTTGGATTTCTTGTTGCTTTAAGTCACTCGTTGTTTTAGAAGCGGCTTGCACTGCTTCTCTGAGTAACGAATTACGTAGTTCTTGAATGTCTACTGGATCGGTCGAACCTGTATTTTGGTTTGAACTACCTTGCTGGGGATTACCCAGCCTTGAGAGAGCTTCGTCTAATTTCGCCTCTAGGTCAGATTGCGATTTCAGCTTGGCCTCTAACTCTTCTAAGCGTGCCTTATCGGCTTTACGCTCTTGTTCTAGTGTACTGATGTGGTTATCTGCATTAGTTATTTTACTAACAGCCGCATCAATATCGTATTCTCTTGTGCCAATACTAAACAATGGCTTTTGTTCTGGTGCTGGGTCAGCAGGATTCTGGTTAGTCGGGTCTGACATATTTACTCCATATTAGGATTAAGTGTAGCTAAAAGCTTTCGTAGAGTACTTCGCTCTGCTAGGACTTTAGCTCGGTTGTATTTTGACTCAAACAGGGTCTTAAAAGAGTTCTCTTGTTCTTCTTTTAAAACACTGTCTTGTATTCTTTGCTCTAAACTTTTTATTAGCTCTTGTGTAAGGTCCGATTCATACCATACTTTGTATGAACGTATGAACTTCTCTTTACCCTCTACACTAAGAGCACTGAACTCTTTTGATAAATGCTTAGGTACTTTAAACAAGTGGATCCTCCGGTGGCATTTCTGAATCAGGGTCAAATTCTTCAGGGGTTCTTTGTTCTGTACTAGAAACCATCTCTTGCTCAGCGTTATTCATGAACTGCTGTTGCTCTACTTGCTCTTCAATAGCCGCGAATTTCTTGAACACGTTGAAGTCATTGAATCCATAAACATAAGATACAGCTTCTGCCATTTTCCAAGAGCTTGTGTGTGGAGCAATTAACTGCATAACAGGTGATTGAGATAGCTGAGAAATACCTGCTTGTTGTTGTAACAATCTAGCAAACCTTGAGCTACCGTGAGGTATTAACTTACCGTTACTCTTAAG